CAGCTGCTGATTGTGCAACTGATGGAGGATCGTCGGGTCAACGACGCGAAGATACTCGAGCTGCGCGCTAAAGCAGCTGCGATTATCGCTCAGATCGGAGTCGATCGGGCGGCGGTTCAGATTTCAGCATTCGATTCAGCAATGGCTGCATTAACCGCCCACAATGAAATGCTGAACGAACGAATTCAGGCACTATCAGGAGGAGAAGAAAGTGAAGGTAACGCAGGAGGAGTTCGAGGAATGGCTGCTCCATCCGGTAACGGCGGAGTTCCGGCGGGGGCTGGAGGTATGGAGGGAGATGCTGAAGGAGCAATGGGCAATGGGACAGTTCCAGGGTGATTCAACAGGTATCACAGCTATGGAAACCGTAGGCGCGCAGGCGCAGGCCAAGCTGCTTAGTGAACTCCATGGAATGGACCATGAGGCTTTTCTAGAGGTATTCGATGATGAGAAATGAATCAGGATTAAAACCACTTGGGAGGGCAGTGTTGGTGGCTCCGTATGAGCCAAAGAAAAAGGACTCACGGATTGTTATGCCAGAGACTGTGAAGGACCGAGAGAAGATGGTTGAAACTCGAGCCGTTGTAGTTGATGTGGGTCCGGAGGCTTGGATTGACGAGAAAGGCCCCCGAGCTTGGGCTGGTGACAAGGTGTTCATTTCCAGGTTTTCTGGAGTAATGGCAAAAGGAACCGCAGACGGCCAGCAGTACCGTCTGGTGAACGATACGGACATTTACTGCCAGATTGTAGAGGAGCGAGAGGAACATGTCTGAAGAGGCAGAAATCGAAGTCAAGGCGAAGGAAATGGGGTGGATTCCCAAGGATGAATTCCGAGGAGACCCTGCGAAATGGACTGACGCCGCAGAGTATGTGGCGAGGGGTGAGAATCTGCTACCCATCGTGAGGGCGCAGAATCGTGAACTCTCAGGAGAAGTGAAGTCACTTCGAGAAGAGGTGAAGAACCTGCGGGAAACGAATGCTGCCTCAGCGGAGGCTATTCAGGCGCTGAAAGATTTCAACAGCGCAGAGAACCGCAGGGTATTGAAGGCACAGGCTGATGCAACCCGACAGGCGTTGATCGAGGCCAAGAAAGAGGGCGATCCTGAGGCTGAGGTGAGGCTGACGGAGCAGCTTGCGGACGAGAAAAAGGCGCTGGAGACTGCGGAGGCTGGCAAGACTAAAGGGTACCCAAAGCCGGAAGGAAGGCCAAATGGAGAAGGAGAAGACTTCACCAAGACGGCCGACTGGAAAGCTTGGGCAACCGATAATCCTTGGTTTGGCGCGGACAAGAAGCGCTCTGCTTTGGCGTTTGGCGTAGCGGAAGAACTCCGCAGCGACCCAGCACACAAGACCCTTATTGGACGGAAGTTCCTCGACAAGGTTACTGAGGAGGTTGAAAAAATCTTCAATCCCCAGCAGCAGGGTCGGCAGCAGTCAAAAGTTGAGGGTGGGGCAAGAGGAACTGGTGATGGAGGAGGCTCCGGCCAGTCCTATTCTGACCTCCCCAAAGACGCTAGGGACATCTGCGAGCGTCAAGCCACCAAGCTTGTCGGTAAGGGTCGGGCCTTTGAGGATATCGAAGCCTGGCGCAAACATTACACCAAAGAGTTCTTCTCGGAGTAACTGCAATGACTGAACCACTAAATACCCCATCCCTGGCAGTTCAGGAGCGCGAACGCAAGCGCATACCTATGTCGGTTCCTTCTCGCAAGCTGGAGGTGCCGCCGATACCGGGATTTCATCTCTACTGGTTTCTCGAGTCAAACGTGCCGCGGGCTGTCCAAGGCGGTTATGACTTCGTAGATGCCAAGGAAGTTACCCTGAATCAACAGAACGTCGCTACAGACAGATCAATCTCAGGCAACGCTGACCTCGGCAGCCATGTAAAGGTGGTCGCTGGAGTGTCAGAGTCGGGTGGAACAGAGCACCTTGTGTTGATGAAGATACGTCAGGAATGGTACGACGAAGATAAGCAGGCAATCGAGGAAAAGAATGCTCAGGTAATGAGAGCCATCTTTCGAGACGAGCATATCCTTGGTATGGAGAATGTTTCAACTGAGGACCGCGATCAGATGTATGTGAAGACATCAACTCCCAATGTGCCTCTCTTCCAAAGGAAACGCAGGAAATGAAAACCCAACTCTTTCAACTCTGGAGAACCTAAATGGCGAATGCAAACAAGCCTTTTGGTCTTCGACCAGTGCGGAAGCTCGGAGCTTCCGACTGGGATGGCCGGGGGAATGTATATTCTATTCCCACGTCAGACGCCACGAGCACCTATCGCATTGGTGACGTGGTTCGACTGAACGGCAGCGGAGACGCATTGGGAGTGCCTGGTATTGTGAAGACTGTGGCTGGGGATGGTGGCACCCTCGGCCAGGGCGCGGTAGGTGTTGTGATTGGTGTAGGGACGAATCGTTATGGTCCTTACATTGATGCCAATAACCTAGCCACGCTCGTTGTTCCTGTTACCAAGTTGGTAGTGTACTACGCGCTCGTGGCTGACGACCCGAACCTGATCTTTGAGGTTCAGGAAGCCAACGCGGGCACAGCACTGACCGCAGCAGCAATCGGGTTGAACGCCAACCTGACCATTACTGCAGCTCAGGCAGGTAGTGCACCACTGTCCAACACTGTGCTGGATAATGCGACGGAAGCCGTGACGGTTGGTCTCGATGTCAAGCTTATCGGTTTGTCGCAGGTGCAGGACAATGCCTATGGCCTTGCCGCGAAATGGCAAGTCATCATCAACTCGCACGCTTATCGCGCTGCGATCACCGGAATCTAAAGGAGAGCCAACATGCCAGGTGGACCTATCACGACTGGCTCACACCCGAAGGCTCTTTGGCCGGGGGTGCGAGCTTTTTGGGGTCAGATATACGCTGCTCATGCAGTGGAATACTCTGATCTCTATGAGGTACTCGACTCGAACCAGGCTTTCGAGGAAGACGTACAGATCACCGGCTTCGGTTTGGCACCTGTCAAACCTGAGGGCGGCTCGATCAGTTACGACTCGGAAGTCCAGGGTCCAGTCTCGCGTTACCTGCATATCCCATACGCTTTGGGGTACAAGGTCACGCATGAGGAACTGAAGGACAACCTGTACGAAACGGTGTCGATGCGCCGGGCGCAGGCAAATGCGTTCTCCGTCAATCAGACGGTCGAGAACGTCGCTGCGGCGATCTACAACGACGCCTTCACTGGTGCGGTGTTCCTGAACGCAGACGGAGTACGTCTGGTCAGCACCGCTCATGTGAATACGACAGGAGGTACGTACTCGAATGAGCTTAGCCCAGCCGCCGACCTCTCTGAGGCGGCGCTCGAAGATATGTGTGTCCTCATCATGGGCACACAGAATGATCGGGGCCTGCTCATCAACATCATGCCATCGTCGCTGATCGTATCCCGACAGCGGTGGCATCAGGCAAACCGGGTACTGAAGAGTGTGTTGCAGCCAGACACTGCGAGCAACAACATCAACGTTCTGAAGGCAACGAACGCTTTCCCTGGAGGCATCAAACTCAACCACTATCTCACCAGCGCCCATGCGTGGTTCGTGCGGACAAACTGCATGAACGGAATGCAGATGTTCTGGAGGGAAAAGCCGGAGTTTAATCAGGACAATGACTTCGACACGAAGAACGCCAAAGCGGCGACCTACATGCGATTCAGCGTCGGCAACACCGACCCGCGTGGAATCTTCGGATCGAATGCGCCGTAATACAGGCAAAATGGGGTGTGAGCATAATACGACGGCGTATTGTGCTCACATCAACCTTAACGTGCGATAGCACGCCCTTCATTGGGCGTTGAGGAGAAGACAATGGGTTCCCCGGCAAGATTTCCGCATGGTGTAACGAACGCAGTGCCAGCAGGCCCGCTTGCAATGTATGGATTGCCAGATCCTGCTTCGTGGCATACGTTCTTCGATGACTTCGACACATATGTTGCTGCCGACTGGGTAGTGACAGAAGTTGGAATAGCCACTCAGGTCCTTACAGATGAGGATGGTGGCGTCCTGCTGATTACGAACGCAGCGGCTGACAACGATTCGTCGTTCTCTCAACTCCTTCCAGAGTCGTTCAAGTTTGAAGCTGGAAAGAGAGTGATTTTCAAGGCCCGCTTCAAGATTTCCGATGCGGTGCAGTCAGACTTTGTAATGGGCCTTCAGATCAAGGATACTACGCCGCTGGCCGTCAGTGATGGCGTTTTCTTTATGAAGGACGATGGAGACGCACTGTTGGACTTTAGTGTGTTCAACACTTCAGTAGGCGTCACGCGCACGGCACTTGCGTCATTGGTTACTGCTACCCACATTGAGGTAGCGTTTCACTACAATGGTAAAGATGAGGTTCAGGCCTTTGCTAATGGAGCATTGGCAGCTTCGATTCTGACCTCTGCAATCGCAGTACCAACTACCGAGCTGACCGTTTCCTATGGTGTTCAGAATGGCGAAGCCGTTGCCAAGACCATGAGTGTGGACTACATTCTTGTAGCGAAGGAGCGGTAATGGCTAATGTAACTGCAAAGAAGATCATCAACGATGGTCATGTCAATGCAGTTGTACAGCTGACTGGAGTGTTGGATACGGCCAATGCGACCCTCACCCCGGCTATCGCTCTTGCGGACTTCACGCAGAATGATCCGAGGATGACTGCCCTGATAGGGTTCCTGATCAAGGATGTTCAATTCTCGATTGGGGACCAACTTCAGGTTCAGTTGGAGTTCAATGCGACGACGCCTCAGCATCTTGCCATGCTGGAAGATTCTGGGGAGTTGTGCTATGAAGAGAGTCTGTATCCAGCCGATATGGCAGCCGCCGGGTTCAACGGGGCGATCAACCTCAGAACCACTGGTTGGACCGCAGGTACTCAGCTGTACGATGTAGTTTTGCACATGAACAAGATCTACACGAGATAGCATCATGACCACACCTAGTACCTTCAATACCCCAGATAGGATCATCAGGATGGCGATGACAGATGCGGGCTATCTGCAGGAGGGGGACGATCCCACTCCAGAGCAGTATGCCAACAACATCAATCGCTTGAATGATCTGATCAACTTCTGGCAAACCCAAGGGCTGAAACTGTGGTTGCAATTCGACCTAAATGTTCCGCTTGTCGCTGGGCAGGGGACCTATACTATTGGGCCTGGCGGCAACGTGAACATGACCAAGCCAATGAGGGTTTTAGATAGTAGCTACTATCTCGACTCCAACAACAATCGACGACCTCTGATGATGATCTCTAGGGACGAATACAACAAGCTGTCCAACGTCGTACAGACAGGGCAGCTCAATTCGTATTTCGTGGATAAGCAAGCGACACAGCTGGCTGTGAGTTTCTGGCTGGTGCCAGACGCAACGGCTGCGCTGGGCACGGCCCATCTGCTTATTCAACAACAGGTTGCCAACTTCGAGAGCATTATCGACACCATGAACTTTCCAAAGGAGTGGTATCTGGCGCTCCGATGGGGTCTGGCAGACGACATATGCACTGGGCAACCTCAGGCCATTATGGATCGTTGTATGGCAAAGGCAGCGATTTTTCGTAGTGCGGTCGAAGATTGGGACGTGGAAGACACTTCGACAAGATTCGAGCCTGATCAGCGTGGGATGAGTAACGGGAGGTTCCGCTGATGCCTCTACCTCAGCAATCTGTACAATCCCAAACAGTTGCCCTGCCGCCGAGGCTGCCGCTTGTTACTACCATGCGGAACAGAGACAATACGTTTGATCGGGACTCACGACTGGTCAATGCGTTCGCTGAACAAGACCCAACTACGGAAGAGTATTGGGTCGAGAAGCGGCCAGGGCTGAGTGTATTTCAAACGCCTGCAACAGGTGCGGGGTTTGGAATTTACTTCTGGAATGGTTCGCTGTACTCCCTTTTCTTCTCTGGTGGTATGGGCAAAGCTTTTAAGGATGGTGTGTTCTTCCCTTCGACCAAGGGTGATACGTCAATCAGCACCTTCCTTCTGAACAACTATCACTTTGAAGAGTTACTCGGAACAGGCTGGTTAGTGTTCAACAACGGAAACGAAGCATACTTCACAAACGGAACTACACTGTCTCCAATAGAAGTGTTTCGTAACGCCATGCCTGGAGAATATATCGTTGGTCAAGACTATGAGATTCGTCAGGCAGGCACCTTTGATTTCACGACCATTGGATCGCCTAATAATACTGTGGGACAGGCGTTTACGGCCACTGGTCCAGGAGACCGTACAAAGACAGGACAAGCTTCACTCCACAATGGTTGGCTAATTGCAGGTGTGCGATACGAGATTGCTACTGTAGGTTCTACGGATTTCACGTTACTCGGAGCTGCTTCTAATGCTGCTGGAGTGCGATTTACATATAATGGAGTAGCAGGAGCTGGCACCGGAACCGTAAAAA